TCTTTGCACCAAGGACCTTTAGGGTATCTTTCCTTGTCCCTGTAACAATCTGGACCCATTCTTAAAACCAACCCTGTTTGTGACGCAACTTGTTGTCTCTCGAGAGCTGTTTCAGCGATGATAACACCGCCTTTAGTTTTCTCTTTCATTTTGAAAGGTAAAACCAACATTCTCCAACCAGTTGGTTGAGGTAGTTTATCTGAATCTTGTTTTGTTAAATCTTTTTCTTTTGATTTCTTGACTCCTACCAGCTCTTTATTTGGTAGGTGGATTTTTGATGTCGATGACTGTTCCTTCATTTTGCTCCTTATCTTCTAGCAGGTTAGAGAGTTCCTGTTTAGTTGCCTCTAGGGCGTTTATCTGTCCTATTATATAGTTATATTTTTCCATAGTGTCAATACCACCAGTGGTTACAGCCAAAGAAAGTTGTTCGGCTCTTCTGTTTAAGTATTTGATTAACTTATTTATAACGATTTCTAATTGCATATTTACCTTTCTATTTGTTAATTAATGGTTCTATTACCTCTAATTTATCTTTAGCTTCAGCTATTTTAGCGATTAATTTATCTATTTCCTCAAGATGTTGTGGATGTTCGCCGATACCAACTGAACTGTTGATATATATTTTAATAGTAGCTTCAGCTTTTGCTATATCTGCTTCATATTGTTTTTTAAGTGCTTCTAACATTTATACTCCTACGTTTTTTAAATCTTCAACCGAGTTTATTTGATTTAATTTATTATTCTCTAATTCATATAATGGTGCCCCTGTTGTAAATCTAGTGCCATTCGATCTTTCTCTGACACTACCTTTTTCAAAAAAAGAAGCCTTGTTTAAAAATTCTTCTTTTGGTAGCCATCCACATATTTGAACATTACCCGTTTTTTTATTAATGCTAATTGCAAGAATAATATCATTAGCCATGTCTTTTTGATAACCGACAAAATTATGCACATAAAAATCTCTCATATCTACAGTTCTTGTCATAGTTTTTATGTCTATTTTTTTATTATTTAATTTTAAATCTTCTAAAGAAAAACCACTATCGTAAGTTGGTAAATCTTTTCCAAGCGCTTTATAAATCATACACTCACCAACAATGCCTGTGTATTGTTGTTCACGATTACCATTAAATCCTGCAGCTCTTCGACCAAAGTTTTTAATTTTAATCTGATTGTTTGCGTATTTTCTTATGTCGTCTGTAAGTTTTAAATTTAACATTTCCATCTTCTTCGTGCCTGACGGATACGAGAATTTGGATCGTTACGAGTTTTTGCTGATGCTCTTTTTAGTTGCCCTAGTGATCTTGCGCAGTATGATTTTCTGCGTTTGGCAGCTTTTGATCCTGGCTTCACTTTTCCAGTCACGGCTGTTTTTAGTTTTGAACCGGGATTTAATCTTCTGTAGGCTTTGACACCGGCTTGAGTCATACCTGCTCCTGACTTTGTAGGTCTGAAGTTCTTTTTATTTCTTGGAGGCATACTGCCTTTTGAAAATTTAGCTCTTATATCGAAATCTGTTCTCATGGAATTATTTTAGACCCATAATATTTTCTGTAAGTAGGATTAGATAATTCAACACCATCATATTTTCCTGAAATGTTTGGACCCATGTATCCGCCCATTGCAGCATTTTTTCTTTTTGCAAATGTTGCAGCTCTATCTGGAGTTGGTCCTACGTTTGCTTTAGCTTGCTTTCTTCTTACGGCACCCGCACGTTGCCCTTTGGACATCGCTCTTGCTTTCGCAATAGGCACGCATTTTGGATAATTTTTTCTTTTTTCTCCACCACTTCGCCCACACTTCGGGTATGATCCATCCGATCGCTTGTTTGCAATATCGACCCAATTTTCCTTTACCCATGATCTTAATCCTTTTTTAGCCATTATGTGTATAGAGTTTTCTTTCTCCTATCATTCATTACTGCTCCACAAGCTTTAGCAATTTTTCTAACATTACCACCTGTAGAATACATTTCTCTTGGCATTGCAGAACCACCCATGGCTTTTTTGGCTTTCTTTTTACCACCTGGTGTAACTTTGCCAGAACAAACTGCAGAAGCATACATATTAGCATACGCGCTTGGGTATACTTTAAATTTTCTTTTAGCTGCTGCTTTTCCTCTTGGACAAAGTTTTGCCATTATTTTTTCCTTGCTGTTTGAGCTGCTCTTTTAAAGTCTTTTGCTTTTGGTGCACCTTTGGCACCTTTTTTTCTCATTTTACCACCACGTTTTCTTTTAGCGTGGATGTTTGCGTATAAACCTTTTCCAGCCATTACGCCTTCTTATTTTTATTTTTCATTTTAGCTCCAGCAATTCTATCTGCTTGTGTAGGTTTAGGGTTTTTATCTATCCCTGCTTTTACAGATAACATTCCAAAAGCTTTTTTCTTACCATTACCATTTTTTGGTTTAGTACCTTTGGCTAACGGTCTTCTTTGCATCATACCGCCACCCATTTTCTTAACACGTCCACCCTTCATATATCCAGGGACTTGTTTATTGTGTCTTTTATTTGGCATTATTTTTTTCCTCCGTTTCTAAATATTTGTGTACCCTTTATACCAAAAATACTCGCAACTACAAGTATCCATAAGTTCGTAAACCAACTTGGAAGGGTAGAAAAATACTCAAAAAATAATTTTACCTTCTCCATAGCTGCTGGATCGTCGCTTATCACGGCCCACATAAGCACTATGATCGGCGCCGAAATTATAACGAGCACAAATTCGTCTTTCCAGTCCGATTGCCTTGCTTCTAAAAGTTTGCCCTGGTATTGCTCTTCACCTCGAGCCATCTTTTCTGCGTGCATAAGCTGTGCATCAGACATAGCCATTTTAGTTTTCTGTCTATTGCTGTAAATTTTGCTCCCAGCTTGTAGAGCTATCTTTGCTAAACTGAACCAAGCCATAATTATACTACGATAGCTGTTTTTCTTTTGTCTGATCTCATTCTTTTCGTACCTTTTACACCAACCACTTCTGGTTTTGCGATGTAATTGAACGCTTTGTCGGCAGTTGTTTTAGATCTTGGATCTATTTCAACTTTTTCAGCCGGAACTTTGATCATTTTTTGTTTTTTATAGTTCATCATCGTGTTTTTGCTCCTTATTACTTATCGTCGATCTCAATTGCAGTTATACCTGGATTTCCAGCCTTTGCAAGGCTTACTCCAGCTCTTAATTTAGCCAAATCTTCGTTTTGGTCCATCTTATCTTCTGCAATTTCTTTCGCTTGAACCAATTTTGCTCTGTCTAGGTCAGCTCTGGACTCGTCGTAACGTTTTTTACGTTCATTTTCCATAGCTTTAAGATCAACTTCTCTTGCTTTTAGTTTTAAAAGTGGGTCAGAGTCAAATTGTGACGTAATTTTCTTCTCTTCTTCCATAAAATCACCCATCATTTCTGAAATTAAGACAGCTTTTCTAGATTCCATCTCTAAAGATAGCTGTTGTAGTTGTTTTTGCATCATTGGATCTTGTTGTGCTTGTTGTGACATCTGTTGTAGCATCTTAATTTTCTCTGCAAACTCTAATTCTATCTGTTCTTGAGCCATTAAACTAATATGTTCTAAACAATTCTTTTCTAATGCAGCCATAACTGATGGTGAATTCCTAACCATGTTGGTTGCCATAAAATTTAAGTGAGCTGTAATGTGTGCTCTGTGGTCTTGACCTCTAAAAGCTTGGAAAGGTTTGCCACCTAATGCATCTATGTGTTCTAAAGCAGGATCTTTTGGTGCAATTGGAGCTGGTGGTGGTAAAATTTTATCAATATCTTTTACACCGAGAGCTTCGTACATTTTTCTGTATGCATTATATAGGTTGTGAATTTGTGGATTGGATGTGGCTAGTTGTAATTCTGTTTGTGCAATCGTAATTCTTTGCGACATTGAAAATATGTTTGGATCTGCAACTGGTAAAATGTCTACTCTGTCGTCAAAATCCATTTGCTTAACTTCTCTTCTGCCACCAACAACATCGAAAGGATATACAGGTGGTAAATACGTTTTAAATATTTTTGCAAGTAATCTAAATTCTGATCTCATAGATGTGTAAAGTCTTTTGTGTATCGCAGACATAACTCGTGATCCTCTTTCAAGAAGAGCAACTGTTGTACCAACAGCAGCACCTTGATTACCGTCACCAACTTGCATGTCTGCAATAGCAGCAAATCTTTGACCTGCTTGAACTACAATACCCATCAATTGCAACAATGTTGCTGATGGCTCTTTGTATGGAAGCATCATAAAAGAATCTCTTATGTTTCCACCTGGTGCATCTACATCTTTAAATTCACCTGGTTGAATAGGTGCAGCTTCATCTCTAACTCTCACACCTCTTTGTTTAAACCCTGCTGGCAAATTGGATAATGTACCAGCGTCCAACAATTGACGGAGAGCGACCGTTGCCGTTCTACTCAATCCGCCAATCATATGGATCAATCCAAATCCGTAGAATCCTAGTCCTGGCAGAAATTTGAAATGGACAAAATAGGGTATTCTATTTTTTCTTGGATCGTCAGGATTATAGTTCCTTCTAATAGAAAGAACTTTTCGCGAACCTTCTTCTACAGTAACAATATATGGGAGCTTGATTGCTGTATCGTCTCCGTTCGCATCCTTATCTTCAAAACCTTCTAAATCTAAATTAACGTGACATTCTAAAAGAGTATAAATATTTTCTGCTTTACCTGTTGATTTTGTTCCTTCTAACTCTCTTTCTTTTTGATCAACTTCATTTTTAACAATTGCTGGTGAACCTAAATCTATATCATTATAAAAACCACCAACTTGTTGTTTACGTAAATCATTTTCTGACATTTTTAAAACGTGAATAATAGATTCTGCATCGTCGAGTGATGTAGCTGTGTATGGCACAACTAAATCATCTGCTGGTACAAATTTAGAAACTGCTCTACCTAATAAATCATCGTAGTAAACTTTTTTGAATGTAGATCCTGCGAGTGGTAAATGAAATAACATTTGATCAAACTCTGGTTCATACTCACCCATTTTTTCCATAAGCTCATAGTTCATGTATTCTTTTACTCTTTGAGCTTGTGCTTCTTTTTGTGGATCACTCATACCCACGATTTGTGTTCTGATTGGTCCTTCTGCTGGTAATAATTCTTTGTAAGCTCCTGCTTGAAACTGTGTTACCGCTTCTGCAAGAACAGGATGCGTGGCACCCGATGCACCTTGGAAAGGTTCTGTTCTGTTTTCATATTTAAACCCTAAAAGATCCAAACCTTCTGTATAAGATCTCTCCCAATCTTTTCTGGACATTTTATAATCTGTATAATTTTGAAACATTTCTGATCCGATAGGATCTAAAATTTCATCTGGTAATAATGCTGCTAAATTATCAAAGTGATTTGGATTACCTTCAATGTTTACTTTACCAGGATCAAAATTTAATTCTACTCCACCATCTTCGGTAGGTGTAACTTCAACAGGTTGTTTTGTTATCTCTTCTTGTTTTTGAATCTCTACTTCTTGATCAGGTCCTTCTATTTTTACAGAGGTCCCCAACTCTGAAAGAGTCTTATCAATATCTGCCATTATTTACGCTCCTTGATAGGTCTAACATTTTTTGCCACATAAGGCAACCCGTGAGGTGTAGGCCCTGATTTTGGTGCGGTTCCTGATTTAACACCTGCTATAATACCGCCTTCTGCTTTTTCTACTTT